CGGACGAAGAAATAGAAGAATAAGATGGCAGTAACTACGACAAATACAAACAAGCCCATAATTCCAAGAGGGCAAGATGCATCACCTAAACAATACAACCGCGCCGCGCTATATTCGGGGAAGGCCTTGGATTTTGATGGGGTTAATGATTATGTAGACATTGATTCGTTTTCAATGAGTGGACAAAACGCCACTTTTGCATTTCATTTAAAGGCTGACAATTGGGTAGTATCAAATTTAATTTTTGATTTTAAAACAAAACGCTTTGCTATTGGTGCTTACCCAGCCAATAATTTAGCTATATATAGCCATAACGCTTGGTATACTTTCGGGGAGTTTTCAAACACTACCGACACGAATTTTGTAGTTATTACGATTGAAGGAACAACGGCAAAGGCTTATATAAATGGTCAGCATTTCGGAACTGATGGTACAATAGCAACTATTGATATGTCTACTGCGTCCGAAGCAAAACTAATGAGCCGATATAGTGCGGACACTCAAAGGTTTAACGGCCAGTTATCGGGCTTTAAAATCTTCAACACCGCATTAACCGCCGCCCAAGTGGCCGACCTATACAACAACCCCGAGAAGATTGTACCTACTGGCGTGGCAGATTCAGCGTTGAAGTTATGGTTACCAATGATGGAAGGTGCGGGAACGACGGCGTATGATGGTAGCGGAAACGGAAACCACGGCACCATCAGCGGTGCAACGTGGACGCACGGCATCGGCGCACCAGTCAGTCAAACGGCGGTTATTTCTTGGAATAAATTGTACGACTTTGATGGAAATGATTTAGCAAATGTAAGCGCATATGTAGACACGACCGGAACCAAAACCTATAAGGTTCATTTTAATTCTCACGATGTAACGCGCGCCGACCAACAAATTTTTCAATTTTGGAACAACACAACATCTTTAGGGATGGGTGGAACCATCAACTTTTTGGGAACGAATAGCGGAGTTTTAGGTATTCGTGGTTATGGTTCGAGCGTTTCTTTTGACAATACGTCGTGGAGCGGTTTAACAAATGATACTTTTTACGAATTAGAATTTACCATTGATTGGGATGCTGAAAGTATAACAAGCGCAACACTTAACGGCGTGGCAAGTGATGGAAGCGTAAGCGCAAGAATTGATACAACTAACACCGGGTTATATTTGGGCGCAAGAGCAGGTACATACCACTTGGTAGGAATCATCAACTACTTTGAAGTAGTAGGCGAAGAGAAATGGACAAACGCCAGCGGATTCAAAAGCGAAAGCGGTTCGTATGATATGACCATAACGGGGAGTCCTTCGCAGATTTTATCACCCGCCGGCCTCACCAGTGGCCGCGACATTACGGGCGTGAATCTATTCGAGAACGTGCGCAAACAAGGGGCGCTCAATCTTGACGGGAATTCGTGGGCAGAGGTGCACGATAATGCGTCGTTGGATATGACGACCACGGCAACGATGGAGGCGTGGGTAAACGCTGACGGATTAGACGGAGGATATGACATTATAATGGTAAAGAGTAGCGCAACCTATTGGACGGGTAACTATGGGCGTTATACTTTAAGAGCAAACAATGCTAACGTGAATTGGTGGTTTGATGATTTTATAACGAACACAAAATACTATAGTGTTGCATTAAGTGGCTGGAATCATTTAGCAGTTACCAAAGACGGCACCGAAGAAAAACTATATGTTAATGGTGCATTGGTAAGCACTCAAACGGGTGCGGCAACATTTACCGCCTCGCCTTATTCTTTATTGATTGGCGTTAATTCTTCAAAGACTGAAAATTGGACTCAACCAATCGCCCAACCGCGCATCTATAACCGCGCATTGACCGCCGGGGAGGTGCAAAGGAATTACAACGCGGGGAAGAACATTTACAAATAACAATTAAAAAAATATATGATTATGCGTGGAAACGTTTACATCTCAATTCCAACCGCTGACATCGACAATGCGTTGCCGTCAGTCATCACACGATACGATTGGACGGAATCTACCTACAACGATGAAGGGGAAGTGGAATCAACAACAACCATCCACCCGACGTGGGCGCAATACGGCGAGAAATACAAGGGGCAATTTGGTGCGGCGGTCGTAGTCGGTGAACATACATTGTACGAGATTGAAGCTTCTTGGTTAGATGGTGAAGTAAGTGCGCTCATCGCTCTTGGAGCTGGGCAGTCAGCACCTTCATACACTGTATATACTGCCGCTGAAGCACGCCAATTTATTGCCGACAACGCAGAGCCATTATTTAGTCTTGCTTAACAGGTAAAAACAAAAACAAAAAATACAGATTTAAAAACTTATAAAAATGAAAAAAATTTTCAGGAAGTACGCCTTCGGCTCTAAAGCCGCAGCAACAACTAAAATCAACGCATTAGGAGTTGATGAGGAAGGAAACCATACACACTCTCACTCTATCGTACATCTTGGCAACCTTGTTGAGCAAGAGGCGGTACTAAACGAAGAAGGTGAAGTAACTACTGAAGCCGTACTATCTTCTACCTACCATATTGATGTATTGTGGGATGGTGAGCCTGTAAGTTCTTGGGATAGTGCTATGATATGGTGTGAGCCTATGGGCGTTCATACCTTTGGTAGTTCAAGTGCTATTCGTGAGTGGACTGAAAAGTGTAAGGAGTTGCATCCGGAGTATTTCCCTGAACCTGAAGAACTTGAGTTACCTTAAACGCAAGTAATTATAATATAAATTAAATCAAATAAAATGAAAAAAGTAACAGACGAACAGCTAGAACAATTACAAAAATTTGTAGCTGCAATTAATGAAGGCCAAACTGCTATTGGCGGCTTAGAGATGCAAAAGCAGGTTGCCATTAAGGAAACAGAACAAATTGTAGCTGACCTTAAAGCGATGCAAGCCGACCTAGAAAAAGAATACGGCAATGTAACCGTAAACCTTACTACAGGCGAGATTACAGAAGATGCAGATAATTCGCAAGATTAGTATAGGTAAGGACTATAAAAACGACGCCATGCACTATTCCGTTGGACAGGAAGTGTACGGCGGCCATACTATAGTTAACATTATAGAGGAAGAAGAAAAGTATTCTATCTATATTCAGAAGGGAGATAATATAATGCCATGGAAAGACTTTAACAAGAACATGGCAGTTTCTGTTGAATACGATTTAAATTGGTAGTGAAAAGCGTTTTTAACTATATAGTAGCGCCAAAACACGGACGCTCTACATCGACAAAAGAAATTGATGGTAAGGAGCTCATTTTAAATACCGAACTTCAGAACCATAATTATACCAGTAGACTAGGTGTTGTTCGCGCAACGCCATTGGCTATTGATACAGACATCCAGACCGGCGACGAGGTTATTGTCCATCACAACATATTTAGACGTTTTCGCGACGTTAGGGGCAAAGAAAAGAACAGTAGAGCATATTATAAAGAAGACACTTTTTTTGTCGAACCAGAGCAGGTTTATGCATACAAGCACAACGGTGAATGGAAGGCCTTAGACGGCTATTGTTTTATAAAGCCGCTGAAGTCCACCAATATGTTCTCTGATAACCCTGAACGCGAGGGCGTGGGTATTATAAAGTATGCAAGTGATGGCTTTACCAAAGGTGAGCTTGTAGGCTTTAAGCCGGGTATGGAATACGAATTTAATATCGAGGGTGAGCGTTTGTACCGCGTCCCCAACAATCAAATTACAATCAAGTATGAATATCAAGGAAATGAAGAGGAATATAATCCTCTCGGGGTACAAAGCAGTTGATGAGCTTATCAAAGTAGCAGAAGAAAAAATCATCACTAATACAGAGGATGATGTATCTGCGGATCGGCTTAAAAACGCCGCTGCGACTAAAAAACTGGCAATATTTGATGCCTTTGAGATATTAAACCGTATACAAGAAGAAGAACGCATTCTTGAAAATAAGCCCGTAGAGGAAAAGAAAGAAGCGTTTAAAGGATTTGCGGAAAGACGTTCTAAATAATGTACGAGCAGAGTTTAGTAAAGACCGTAGAACCAGTAAAGCTTACCACATTGCATCGTCTTAACAAAGGTAAGAAGTGGAAGTACGGTTACGATAAAGAACACGACCTAATTATATTAAGCAAAACAGGTCAGATTGGGGAGATTATTGAAATACAGAATCTTACCATTGCACTACCGCCGGTTCCAAAGGGTTTAAAGAAAGGCGACAATAAGTGGACCGTTTCAGAGTATCCTAAGGAGCTTAAAAACATCAAGAGTATATTTGACTGGCAAAGTTATCCAGATGAGTTTAAAGGAAAGTGGGAAGGCTATATTGACGAAGAATTCAATCGCCGTGAAAATGGTTATTGGTTTTATAATAAGGATGTTCCTACTTATATCACTGGGACTCATTACATGTACTTGCAGTGGAGTAAGATTGATGTCGGGAATCCAGATTACAGAGAGGCCAATAGACTCTTCTTTATATTTTGGGAAGCCTGCAAGGCTGATACAAGATGCTACGGAATGTGCTACCTTAAAAACAGACGGAGTGGATTCTCGTTTATGGCATCAGGTGAGACCGTCAACCAGGCAACAATATCCAGCGATGCGCGATTCGGTATCCTGTCAAAGTCAGGTTCCGATGCAAAAAAGATGTTTACCGACAAAGTCGTACCCATCTCGCTCAACTACCCGTTTTTCTTCAAACCTATACAAGATGGTATGGATAGACCGAAGACGGAATTGGCGTACCGGGTACCCGCGTCGAAGCTAACGCGAAAAAGCATACAGAATCAAGAAGAAAGAATACAACTCGAAGGTCTTGATACAACGATCGACTGGAAGAACACAGGCGATAACTCTTACGATGGTGAGAAGCTTAGGCTGCTTGTCCACGATGAAAGCGGTAAGTGGGAAAAGCCGGACAACATCCTAAACAACTGGCGTGTAACAAAAACGTGTTTGCGTCTAGGGTCTAGGATTATTGGCAAGTGTATGATGGGTTCAACATCGAACGCATTAGATAAGGGCGGTGATAACTTTAAAAAGTTGTACTACGACTCTGACGTAACTAAAAGAAATGCCAACGGCCAAACAAAGTCTGGATTGTACAGTCTTTTCATCCCGATGGAGTGGAACTACGAAGGTTTCATTGATGAGTACGGTATTCCGGTCTTCAATACACCGTCTGAGGCTGTTTATACGCCGCAGGGCGACCTTATAGAAGTTGGGGTTATAGATTACTGGGACAATGAAGTTGAAGGTCTTAAAAGCGACCAGGATGCTTTGAACGAATATTATCGCCAGTTCCCACGTACAGAGGACCACGCGTTCCGCGATGAAACTAAGAATAGTATTTTTAACTTGGCTAAAATCTACGAGCAGATTGATTATAATGCCGACTTGCGTAATACTAATACTATAACACGCGGTAATTTCCAATGGGTTAACGGTGTTAAAGACACTAAAGTAGTATTTATGCCCTCACCGCAAGGGAGGTTTAAGGTATCTTGGATACCGAATGCCAGTTTACAGAACAGGCAGATAATTAAAGGTGGTGTTAAATACCCTGGCAACGACCACATCGGTGCATTTGGGTGTGATAGTTACGATATTTCAGGCACGACAGACGGGCGTGGCTCTAAAGGTGCATTGCATGGACTGACTAAATTCAGTATGGAAGATGCACCGCCTAGTACATTTTTCTTAGAATACATTGCTAGGCCTCAGACAGCTGAGATATTCTTTGAAGACGTGCTTATGGCGTGTGTCTTTTACGGAATGCCAATACTCGCCGAGAATAATAAACCTAGGTTGCTTTATCACTTTAAACGCAGGGGTTATAGAGGTTATTCGATGAACCGGCCTGACAGATTATGGAATAAGCTTTCCGTAACTGAAAAGGAAATTGGAGGTATACCAAACTCCAGCATGGACATTAAGCAAGCGCACGCCGCGGCAATTGAAATGTACATCGACCAATTTGTAGGTCAAGTAGCTGAGGGCGAATACGGTACAATGTACTTCAACGATACACTAAACGACTGGTCAAAATTTGATATTAATAATCGTACGAAATATGATGCTTCTATCAGCTCTGGTTTGGCGATTATGGCATGTAATAAAGACTTATATAGACCAGTGGGCGAACAACAGAAAACAAAACTAAACCTAAGGATTGCTCGATACAATCAAGACGGTTACACTTCAAAAATAATAAAATAAGAATATGGCTGATTCAGTTGTAAATAGTTTCTTCCCAAGCCAGGTTGCCAGCGACGCCGAAAAGATGTCGCATGAGTACGGGCTAAAGGTTGGACGAGCCATTGAACAAGAATGGTTTTCAGGCAACGCAGGCACAGTCCGTTATAAAAGTAATCAAAGTACTTTCCATAACTTACGACTATATGCCAGGGGAGAGCAAAGTGTACAGAAGTACAAAGATGAATTGTCTATCAACGGCGATCTGTCTTACTTAAACCTCGACTGGAAGCCAGTACCTATTTTATCAAAGTTTGTAGACATCGTCGTAAACGGTATTGCAGACCGCGCATTTGACATTAAAGCATATTCACAAGACCCTTATGGTGTAGCTAAGCGTACATCGTATATGGATTCTATCATTCGTGATATGCAAACTAAAGAGCTTAACGACTATGCTGCAGAAGCATTCGGCATTAATCTTTACGAGAACGATCCTACGGCATTGCCGGAATCACAAGAAGAACTAGAGTTGCACATGCAGCTCAGCTACAAGCAGGGCGTTGAGGTTGCCGAAGAAGTGGCCATTAACACATTACTTGCAGGCAACAACTACGATTTGATTAAAAAGCGTGTTTATTACGACATCACTACATTGGGTATTGGCGCGGTGAAAAACACGTTTAATACTACAGAAGGTGTTAAAGTAGAATATGTAGACCCTGTAAACCTTGTATATTCATATACAGAGTCCCCTTACTTTGATGACATCTATTACGTTGGTGAAGTGAAATGGGTGCCTATTAATGAGCTTAAGAAGCAATTCCCTAATCTAACCAATGACGACCTAGATAAAATCCAGCAGGTGAATACTCGTTCAAATGCAAGCACGTTTGACCAGTATGCAATGGATAACGATATGCGCGACGCTAATACCGTTCAAGTTTTGTACTTCAACTACAAAACATATATGAACGAAGTATACAAGACGAAGCGTACATCTACAGGTGCTGAAAAAGCCATCGAGCGTGACGACCAATACAACCCGCCGGCTGACAGCGAAGAATTTGGAAAGCTATCTCGTTCTATTGAAGTATTGTACGAAGGTGCAATGGTTCTTGGGTCTAAAAAGCTATTGAAGTGGGAGATTGCTAAAAACATGTTGCGTCCTAAGAGCGACTATACTAAGGTTAAGATGAACTACAGTATCGTTGCGCCGCGTATGTATAAAGGTCGTATCGAATCTATTGTAAGCCGTTGTACTGGTTTCGCAGATATGATCCAGCTCACGCACTTAAAGATGCAACAGGTATTGTCTAAGATGATGCCCGATGGTGTTTACCTTGATGCTGACGGTCTTGCTGAAATTGATTTAGGCAACGGTACAAACTACAACCCGCAGGAAGCGCTGAACATGTTCTTCCAAACAGGTTCTGTTATCGGGCGTTCATTTACGCAAGAGGGTGATATGAACCCCGGCAAAGTGCCAATCCAGCCACTACAGACTGGTGCGGGTGGTCAGAAGCTACAAACACTTATTCAGACATATAACTATTACTTGCAGATGATTCGTGACGTCACGGGTCTTAATGAAGCACGTGACGGTTCTATGCCGGATTCAAGGGCGTTAGTGGGTGTACAGAAATTAGCAGCGGCAAATTCTAATACGGCAACGCGCCATATCCTTGATGCAGGTTTGTTCTTAACGGCTGAAACTGCAGAGGCATTGTCACTGCGTATTTCCGATATTCTGGAGTACAGTGATTCAAGAGAAGCGTTCATCCAAAAGATTGGCGGGTTCAACGTAGCCACACTCGACGAGCTTACAGAATTGCACCTGTACGATTTTGGTATCTTCTTAGAGCTTGCTCCTGATGAAGAAGAAAAAGGATTGCTAGAGAATAACATCCAAACAGCATTGTCTGCAGGATTGATTGACCTTGAAGATGCTATTGATATTCGAGAGGTTAAAAACATTAAGCTGGCTAATCAATTGCTGAAATTGCGTCGTAAGAAGAAGCTTGAGCGCGATCAGATGATGCAGCAACAAAATATTCAAGCACAAGCAGAAGCAAACGCACAAGCACAACAAGTTGCGGCACAAGCGGAGGTACAGAAAGACCAAGCGTTGTTCCAAACTAAGGCACAGCTTGAACAGCTTAAAGGACAGCTTGAGCAACAAAAAATGCAACAAGAGGTTGCTGCTAAGAAAGAGCTTATGGAACTTGAGTTCAACTATAACATGCAACTTAAAGGCATTGAGGTTGAAGGACAGAAGGCAAAAGAGCAACAAAAAGAAGACCGTAAAGACCAAAGAACCAAAATGCAGGCGTCTCAACAGAGCGAATTGATTGAGCAAAGACAGAATCAATCAGGTCCAAAAAACTTTGAATCGTCTGGAAATGATATCATTGGCGGTGGTTTCGGTTTAGGAACCTTCGAACCTAAGTAATAATAAATACATATAATTATATAATATCTTATCATGAGTGAAGAATTTAAACCAGCGACCAGCATCGACGATGACGGTACAATTAAAGTAGACTTCAGTAAAAATGCCGTTCAAGAGCAAAGCGCAGATGAGGTTCCTGTACGCGACGAATCCGACATTAGCAGAGAAGTACCAGAGCAAGACCTCGAAGAAACAAATGCAGAGCCTGCCGGAGAAAGCAGCGCCGTTCAAGATGAACAGCCCGTTGAAGATGTGCAGCTGCAAGATGAAGAAGTAGAGGAGGAGCCTTTACTTCAAGAAATCACTGACGAAGAAGTTGAAGAAGCAGTTGACCAACTTGACACAGACGTGCAAGAGGCGATTGCAGAACAAAAAGAATCTGGTATTGAATTGCCAGAGAATATTCAGAAGGTCGTAGACTTTATGAATGAAACAGGTGGAACATTAGAAGACTATGTTCGCCTTAATACGGATTATGCATCGTTAAACGAAGAACAATTACTTCGTGAATACTACCAAGCAACTAATCCACACTTAGACCAAGAAGACATCGACTTCATGCTTGAAGATAAGTTTTCTTACGACGAAGACCTAGACGATGAGCGTGAAATCCGTCGCAAAAAGGTGGAGCGCAAACAAGCACTTGCAAATGCCAAAAGCCACCTAGAAGGTCTTAAGTCTAAGTACTACGATGAAATTAAAATGGGATCACGTTTGAATCCCGAACAGCAAAAAGCGATTGAGTTTTTTAATCGCTATAATAAAGAAAGCGAGGAATCTGCTAAGATTGCGGAAAGACAAGCTAGCCGTTTTAAACAAGAAAGCGATAAAGTTTTTTCCGACAAGTTCGAAGGTTTCGACTATAACGTTGGAGATAAGAAATATCGCTTCCGTGTGAAAAACCCTAGTGAGGTTAAGCAAACCCAAGGCGACATTAACAACTTTATCAAGAAGTTCTTGAACGAAAAAGGTGAGATGTCAGATGCCAAGGGTTATCATAAATCTCTGTTTACCGCCATGAACGCCGATCAGGTAGCGCAACATTTTTATGAGCAAGGACGCGCAGATGCTCTTAAAGATAGTATTGCAAAATCTAAGAACGTTGACATGAGCCCGAGAGGGGTTCACGAACAAGTTACAACGTCAAATGGATGGACAGTACGCGCGGTTGATGGCGGTCAAAGTAGTTCTAAGCTAAAGGTTAGATTTAGAAAATAATAATCCATTAAAAATTTAAGACAATGGCTACTTTTTCTGGTGGTGCTTATCCGGCATCATTGACTCCGCGTCCTACTAAAACTCCGGACGCATCAAATTACATTAATTTTACAGACACTGGTTTCGAGCAGTGGGCGCAACAATACCTTCCTGAGGTATACGAAAAAGAAATCGAGCGTTACGGTAAGCGTACCGTAGGTGGTTTCTTGCGTATGGTTGGTGCTGAAATGCCAATGGCGTCTGACCAGGTTATCTGGACTGAACAAGGCCGTTTGCACTTGGCATTCACGGGTGTTGCTAGCACGCAAACTGCTACTGCTACTGAAGTTACTTTGACTTTGGGTAGTGCTGCTGAGGCTGCATTGTTGGCTGTTGGTATGACTTTGGTTGTTGCTGACGCTTCTAACAACGTTGCTAAAGTACGCGTATCTACTGCTGCTGCTGCCGGCGCTGCCACTGTAAAGGTACAAGTTTACGGCGCTGCTGACTTGAGCGCTCTTGCTGCTACAGGTTTGTCTGCTTTCGTATTCGGTTCTGAGTACGCTAAAGGTTCTGAGAATGTTGGTCTTTCTCGCGATGCTAACTTCGAGCGTTTCTCTAATAAGCCAATCATCCTACGTGACAAATACAGCGTTGCTGGTTCTGACGTAGCTCAAATCGGTTGGATTGAAGTAACTTCTGAAGTTGGTACTTCTGGTTACTTGTGGTACTTGAAGTCTGAGCACGAGTCTCGTCTACGTTTCGAAGACTACTTGGAAATGGCGATGGTTGAAGCTGAGAAGAAAGGTGCTTCTGGCGCAACTACTGTTGACGGTACTGAGGGTATGTTCGAAGCTATCGAAACCCGCGGTATGGTTTACACTGGTACTGATTTTGACGGTGCTGGCGGTCTTGCTGAGTTTGACGCTTTGTTGGCTCAATTGGACAAGCAAGGTGCTATCGAAGAAAACATGTTGTTCCTAGACCGTTCTAAGTCTTTGGAAATTGACAACATGTTGGCTGCCCAAAACTCTTACGGGGCTGGAGGTACTTCTTACGGAGTATTCAACAACTCTGAAGATATGGCATTGAACCTGGGATTCTCTGGATTCCGTCGCGGTTCTTACGATTTCTACAAGACTGACTGGAAATACTTGAACGATGCAACTACTCGCGGTCTTATCGGCGATGTTGAAGGTGTTGTTGTTCCTGCTGGTACTTCTACAGTTTACGATGAAACTCTAGGTAAGAACATTGCTCGTCCATTCTTGCACGTACGTTACCGTGCAAATGAAGTTGATGACCGTCGCATGAAGTCTTGGGTTACTGGTTCAGTTGGCGGCAACTACACTAGTGACGAAGATGCAATGAACGTTCACTTCTTGTCTGAGCGTGCACTTTGTGTTCAAGCTGCGAACAACTTCGTATTGTTGAAAGCCTAATACGCTTATACATTATATAATGCTCCCGGTTTCGGCCGGGGCATTATTTTCTTTTATTTAATTATATTATATCATGGCACAAGCTAAAAAACCCGCAGCTAAAAAGGCTGCACCAAAACAAGAGACTGTTGTAGAAGCACCGGTTATTAATATTGAAGATACATATAAAGAACCACCGCTGCCTTCTGCACCAAAATGGGTAAGTAAAGACCGTTTATATGAAATAGCCAGCGGTAGACAACCGCTTGTATGGTCGGTACCCACAATGCATACCGCAAAGAAGCCATTACTTTGGTTTGATCCAGATAAAGGTTATCAGCGCGAATTGCGATACGCTACAAATCAAAGGTCTTGTTTTGTAGACGAACAGCAAGGTACTGCAACACTTGGTCGTATTATTTTTGAAAACGGCCGATTGTTTGTACCAAAAGAGAATGTAGTATTACAACAACTTCTTTCATTGTACCACCCACTAACACTTCAAGGCAAGATTAAAGAATACATGCCTGATGCAATCGCAGAACAAGAAGTGGGTGACATTGAAATGGAGCTAGAAGCAATGAACATGGCAAAAGCTATGGATATTGACGAAGCAGAGGCAATCTTGCGCGCAGAATTCGGATCAGAGGTATCTAACATGAGTTCTAAGGAGCTCAAACGAGATTTACTTGTATTCGCCCGCAATAATCCTTATTTGTTCATAGAACTAGCGAATGATGAAAACGTACATTTACGTAACATCGGAATTAAAGCCACTGAGGCTGGGTTACTTCAGCTGTCGGCAGACAACAGAACGTTCTCTTACGGAAACACAGGGCGTAAGCTTATGACGGTTCCATTTGATGAACATCCATATTCAGCATTAGCTGCGTATTTCAAAACTGACGAAGGAATGGAAGTTTTAAATACGATTGAAAAACGACTATAAGTCATACTAATGGGGGTCGTGTAAAAGCGGTCCCCATTTTTTAACAACTATACAACTATGAGCGTAAGCGTAGACACTGTTTATCAACGAGTATTAGCCATACTTAACAAAGAACAAAGAGGATATGTTACGCCTCAGGAGTTCAACCTATTTGCCAATCAAGCGCAAATGGACATCTTTGAGCAATATTTTTACGACATCAATCAATTTGGTCGTATCCCCGGCAATAGCACGGAATACTCTGATATGCTCAATATCCTAAATGAAAAAATCAATCTCTTTGAGAAGACAGGTAGTATGACCTATTCTGCAAATTACTGGAATGCGCCAGCTGATTTGTATAGAATGGGTACTATACTATATAATAATATGGAAGTTGAACGCGTAAATAATAACGAATATTTATACATTAAAGATTCGCCAATCGCTAAACCTAGTAACAACTACCCTATCTATGTAGCCAAAGCGGATGGCTATAAAGTTTACGGTGACGCTGAATTAACTACAGGCGTGACGTGTAATTATATTAAAAAGCCCGCTACCGCTGAATGGGCGGGCGTTGTAACAAGTGGCTACGAATTGCAGGACAGCGGCGCAAGCACGGACTTTGAGCTTCATGCATCAGAAGAAACTGAATTAGTAATAAAAATATTAGAGCTGATAGGTATAGCCTTGAAAGACCCAAGTGTCTATCAAATTGGTAATCAAATGGATATACAAAAAGTTCAACAAGAAAAATCTTAAATAAATGGCACTAATAAATCAAACAGCTAAGCAGTATTACGAGGGCTCCGATTACGGTAACTATCAGTTTACTACGATCAGGGCGCTTGTAAATAACTTTATGGTGGCTTATGTTGGTGAGGATAAAATCATCAGCAAGGTGAAGCGTACTGATGTGCTTTTCCACGCCCAACGCGCTATTCAAGAATTTAGCTTTGATTTATTGCCATCTACAAAGGCTATTGAAATTGAAATGGGTCCAGCGCTAACGATGACGCTGCCACAAGATTATGTAAACTATGTTAAATTCTCATGGACCGGAAATGATGGGCTTGAGCGAATCATTTACCCAACAAGAGATACACGAAATCCAACGGCACCGATCCAGGATAACGACTACAATTATATGTTCGATGGTGATGGGAACTTACTTACCGCTGCCGAATCGGAAACGTTAACCAATTTTAAAAACGCGGGGTTTGATGCTGTAGCTGACGGTCAATTGAATATGACTGATGCGGACATCTTTAACCTTTACCGTTATGGTAACCGTTATGGTTTAAATCCAGAGCGTGCGCAGTCAAACGGTGTTGTATACATCGACCAAAATGATGGTGTAGCGCGTTTCAGTTCTAATCTAGCTGGTTACATTGTAACATTACAGTACATCAGTGACGGTTTAGGATCAGACGAGGATATGAAGGTACATAAGCTTGCTGAAGATGCAATCTATAAATACATTGCTCACGCCATTCTAGCTACACGGGCAAACACTCCTGAATACCAAATCAACCGTTATAAAAAAGAATTGCAGGCAGCGAAGCGTAATGCTAAGCTACGTCTGTCAAATCTTAAAATTGCCGAATTGGCACAGGTAATGAGAAATCAGTCTAAGTGGATTAAACACTAACGCATGCCAAAATTAACAAGAAACTTTTTAAGAGGCCGCATGAACAAAGACGTCGATGAACGTCTTGTACCCGCAGGTGAGTATCGCGATGCGCAAAACATTCAAATAAGCACGTCAGAAGGCTCTGATGTAGGTGCTATTGAATCCGTATTAGGCAATACCAAGAAAAACTTGCGTTCAGCCAGCCCTGAAACATATTGGGATGTAGATTTTGGTTTAAGCAATCCACAGTGTGTCGGTTCTTATGCCGATAAACAAAACAATAAGATATACTGGTTCATCACTTCTAGCGGTAACGCAGATGCTATTGCTGAATTTGATCAGGCTACCGGACTAATTGCGCCAGTCATTGTGGATAGAAACGGTGTACTTAACTTTTCACAGACAAGCTTTATAACCGCCATCAATGTACTTGAGGGTATGTTGCTATACACTGACGGTCGTGAAGAGCCAAAGAAAATCAACATTGCTAAGTTTAAAGCCGGCAGCACTGATTTCTTAACGCATACTATTGTACACGGCGCGCAGTTTACAGAAGCAAATATTACGGTTATTAAGAAGCGACCAAATATTGCCGCTTCAATGGAGCGTAAAGCTACCTTGAAGACTGGTACTGGCGTAGGTTGCGGTATTGATACTGTTGAAACCGATTATAACTTTGCACTTAGTGGCAGTACGCTGAATGTACCATCACCAATTGGCTCAAGCCATGACCTTACATTTGCAGCAGAAAATGATTGGGCTGTAAATGATATTATTATTCTAGAGGGTTCTAAACCAAAAGAAAAGAACCTTATTGATGAATACCGTGTGCGCGCTAAAGTAACTGCCGTGCCGTCGGGTTCTCCTTATATATATACTGTTGAAATTGAATCTATTTCTTCAGATATGATTAATGATACTCTTACATGGACGTGTGTGCTTGAAGAAGACCCACCAATGTTTGAGCTTAAGTTCCCGCGTTTTGCATACAGATGGAAGTACGAAGATGGCGAGTACTCAGGGTTTTCACCATTTACAGCACCAGCATTTATTGGTGATTCATTTATATACAAGAGCTCTCAAGCACATAATGAGGGCATGCAGAATAACCTTAGATATTTAAGACTATATGGTTTTGAAAGTGCACCTAGAGAAGTTGTTAAGATAGACATCTTATATAAAGAAACTAATTCAGCAGCTGTATACAAAGTAGATACCATCGATGCTACGGCAACGGAATACGAGATTAAGTCTGAAATCTTAGGGCCTATTATAGACCCTAATCAGTCTTTGCGTGTTTGGGATAACGTACCTAAAAAAGCAAAAGCGCAAGAGGTAGTGTCTAACCGCGTAGTATATGGTAATTATACTCAAGGTTACGATGTTGGTGATATAACAATCTCAACCACCTTAAATCACATTTCACATCCGTCTTTAACAAATCCGCGGGCATCGTTAAAATCAATCCGCAATTACCAAATTGGCGTTGTGTATGGCGATGAATATGGTCGTGAAACACCTGTATTTACAAGTGATACAGCGGGTGCTATTATAAACAAAAGAAATTCTGTAAGCGTAAACAAGATTAAAGCTGAGATTACATCGGCGGCGCCATCTTGGGCATCTTACTTTAAATACTATATTAAAGACACCGGTGGTGAATACTATAACTTAGCCCTTGACCGCTTTTATGCGGCAGATGATGGCAATGTATGGTTAGCTTTCCCAAGTGCTGAGCGTAATAAAGTTCAGGTTGGGGATTTCTTGGCATTAAAGAAAATCCATGATGATGACGCGGCAGTAATTGAAGACGCTAGGTATAAGATATTAGATATCTCTAATGAAGCGCCGGAAGATGTTGCTAATAAAAAGGTAAGTATTGTAACGCAAAATATCAGTGATACCATTAGTACTGGTGATACAGTATTAGATTTCCAAGGGCCTAATGCGGTTGAAAACCCTGAGTTTAACAAAGCATTCCAAGCGGGCAGGTTTGTAATTATCACTCATGCTAATGGTACATCTGACAGTTATGAGATACGTGATGGAGGCGCCGTTACTTCGAATACTGGCGCTAACAATGTAAACTACCGCGTAGAGCTTAAAGAGCCATTAGGAACAGAGATTGGCGGTGTAAACGTTTCTGTAAGCAGAATTCAGGTTATAGAATATAAAAGAGAACCAAGGAAAGTATACAACGGTAAATTCTTTGTTAAGATATACCGTGATGTAAACTTTGAAGATTATATCGTTGACCCGCAGTTCCAGCTAAATCCAGTATACGAGCAACAATATAATGTGCTCAATATTGAAAGTAATATAACAGATGATCCAGCTTCTGATGTTGATGGCAACATTGCTAGCTTTGCTTGGAGTGAATACGGACAAACGCCGGACAATAATGCGCCAAGTGCATTAAGAGATTGGATGATAATTTCTTATGCACCCGCTGCGGATACCACGACATTACAATCTACACAAGCTTGGTTTAACGACGGGCTTGTTGAAGGGGCATTTATAAAGTTCAACAATGACCCGCTGCAGAAGTACTACAGAATAGACGGTGTAAGTACTGTAAACGTACAGAGAATAGGAGCTGCAAATGGCACGGATGACGACCGTATTATTAATAAGACTATTACTTTAAGCGAAATTCCTAGTAATGTTGGTAGTTGGACAGGCTCATCGCCAGATAAATACTTGTTTAAGATTTACAAGCAGACTACAGATTGGGATGTACTATTAGACCAATTTAATATTGAGTTCTCATCACCTAACCCGGCTATTTTTGAAACCATACCAAAAGAAGGTTTAGACTTAGATATATACTACGAAGCTAGTGATGCAATTCCTATCGCCAGCCACGGTAATAATATACAGCTCACATACTTTAACTGTTACAGCTTTGGTAATGGTGTTGAATCTAATCGTATTAGAGACGATTTCAACGCACCAACTATTGATAAAGGTTCTAAAGCATCGGCGCCATTAGACGAGCCATACGGCGAAGAAACTAGAAAGACTGGGTTAATTTACTCTGGTATATTTAATTCTCTTAGCGGCGTTAATAATCTTAATCAGTTTAACATGGCTGAAAAGATTACTAAAGACCTTGAGCCTATATATGGTGGTATTCAAAAGTTATATGCTAGAGATACGTCGTTGATCGCCTTCTGTGAAGACAAAGTATTTAAGATGTTCATCGATAAAGATGCAATCTACAATGCTGATGGTAATCCAAATCTTATCGCGACTAACCGTGTGCTCGGTGATGCATCGACATTTGCTGGAGAATACGGTATATCTAAAAATCCAGAGTCATTTGCAACATATGGGTTCAGAACATACTTTACAGATAAAGCACGAGGTGCGGTTTTAAGACTGTCTATAGACGGCCTCACGGTCATTTCAGACAAAGGAATGTCTGATTATATACAAGACGGATTAAAAGCCGCCACGGACAATATAATTGGCTTCTACGACGAAGATAGTAGCTCATACAATGTTGTCATCGACCGCGAAACGTTGTCGTTTAAAGAAGGTGTAGACGGATGGCCAACTAAGTTGAGCTATATACCAGAATCTGCATTGTCATTAAACAATGAATTGTATTCATTTAACTCAGGTGAAATTTGGGAACACTCAAATACAACACGAGCAAACTTTTACGGCACACAATACGATTCTACCGTAAAAGTAATATTTAACGACGCTCCTGATAAAGTTAAAAACTTTAAATCACTATCTTACGACGGCGATGCAAACTGGGACGCGTTTATTACCACAAAAACACAAGACGGTAAGGTTGACGAATGGAAAAAGAAAGAAGACCTTTACTATAACTTTATTAAAGGTTATTCTACGCAAAGCACGTCAGACTTTAGTGTACAAGGGATTGGCAAACCAAATGCCAATGCTTCAAGCACTGACGTTACATTTGATAAGCCTATAAATGTTTCTGTAGCGGTAGGTGATTTGCTATACAGGTCAGGCACTAATCTCGCTACTATTACAGCAATCTCAACAGATAGGCTGACACTGACAGTGGGCACCAGCATTTCGTATAATACAACAGACTTCCTATATGTACACAAGCCAATGAGCACGTTTGTTTCTAGCGTAGTCGGTACTTACGCTGAGGTAGAGATGCGAATAGGGAATCAAGGAACTGCTAAGAACGAATTGTTCTCAATAGGTGCTGAAGCCTTTATAAGCAGTGAATAATACGTGATAATAAACTATAAACTAATTAAATATGTTAGGTGATATATTTGAAGGCGCTGTAAGATTTGGCGCATCTTATATCGGCGGTAAAAAAAGACTGGCTAGACGTGAAGAAGCTCAAGCAGCTTACGATGCATCTATGGCTGACTATTTTAGCCAGGATACGTCTAACTTGTATTCTGGGTTAGAGAATGTCTATGAAGACCTAACCGTTAATCAACAAGCTGCACAGTTTCAAGCACAACAACAACAACAAGGTATGGCCGCCACTATGGGGGCACTTAGCGCCGCTGCGGGTGGTTCAGGCATCGCAGCTTTAGCACAATCTTTAGCACAACAACAAGCAGCAAATGCTCAGGCAGCATCTGCAAGTATTGGAATGCAAGAGTCTAATATTCAACGCATGCAGGCGGGTGAAGCTGGTAGATTACAAATGCTAGAGCGCAAAGGCGCCGAACAATCGAGGGCATTAAAAGCACAGCTTGCAGGCGAACGATTTATGATTGATGCCGGAGAATTAGCACAAAGTGAAGCTGCTATTCAAGCTGCACAAGCTGCAAGAACAGAGGCTCTTGGGCAAGTTGCCGGTGGTGTAGGTAATTTAGCCGGAACCGCAATTGGCGGTTTTATGGGTGCTGAAATGCCTATTGGTGAAAGTGGTGACGAATTATTTGATTTAGGAACTGCGGGTGGAAGAACGGCTTGGAATTCATACCGTAAAAGTCAAGCTTGGAAAGCATTAATAAAATAATAAAATGGCAAAACAAGCAACTATAGGTTCAGGCGTTGTCGCCGCAGCACGTGAAGTTTCTGCCGTTAAAGGTAAGTTTCAGGACTTAGGCGGTAAGTTTATGGCTGGTTATGAAAAAGCCATGAAGTCTAAGAACGAGCGTGAAGCTGAAAATAAAGCCATTCAAGCGCAAGCTAATAAATACATAGGTCAATTTGACAGCTATGTAGATTTAGTGGATTATGCAGACGAAGAAAAGAATTTAGTAAAAAACACCGTAGTAGGATATAGAAACGAGTTTATAGACTTGGCTAATGAGCTAGCGAAAACCGAAAATAAAAGTTCAGCTAGAGCACTTGAGCTGCAGGATGGCATGAATGATATTCGTTCTAAAATGGAACGTTTGCGCGGCAATCTAGAGGGTTTAGCTAAACTAAAAGTTGAATATGCTGCAGATTTTGATGCCGAAGTATATTCTAACTCTTCTAAAAATACAGACAATATATTAAGAGCTAACGCCATTCTTGAAGGTAAAATTTCAAGTATTGGGGCAGATGGCTCTTTAAATTTTGACGGATATAGCGTACCTGTAATGCAGCCGGACGGTTCTTTTACAGATATAAAAACAGAAGGTTTTTCTTACAGCACTAAAAACTTTAAAAAGCCATTTAAAGTAGCAACAACAGAAGCAAAAGAAATTATAAATTTAGCGGATGCCCAAGCTATGGCTAAAGGGCCAATGCTAGACCATGTTCGCCAAGGTATTGCATTAAAAGTAGGTGATATATTGTCTAACGACGATGCTTTATACAGTATTTTGTCCAATTCAGAGCTGCAGCTAATCCCGTTAAATAGCATCGACCCAGATGATCCTAATGCACGCGAAACAGCGGTTCAAATGATTACACAAGCAATTGTCGACGCAAGAGGGAGCGGATTAACCCCATCAGATAAAACTGATAAAGGCGGACGCGGTGGTGATTTACCCTCTTCTTTGGCAGTCGCAAAAAATCAATGGGCACAAGCTAAACAATCCTGGACAAATAGGAACAAATTTAGCTTGAATACGGTTAATAAAGAAAAACTAACATTTAACCCGCGCCCAGATGGAAGCTGGGACGTTTTTGTTACGAACGACAAGGGTGTGCCCACGTTATATCAAGGTGGGCTAACTGTAAAATCGTTAGACGAAGTACAGTCGTTGTTTGGCTATAAATTTAATTAATAAAATATATTCACATGTATAAAAACGGTGAAGATACTATTTCAATCGAAGAAGCTACTTCCTTCGCAAACATTTTGGGTTTATCAGTAGAAGATTGGGCTAACACATATGGCTGGACTCAAGACGAGGGAAAGCCATCGGAACCACTAGTAACAGCTCCGCTAGTGGGTCCAGTACCACAACAGCCCGCTGGGGAATCCAGATCGGGCGATATTTCTTTGGAGCAACAAGACTATGATATATTACCGGATTTACAGGCTTTAGCTAGTCAAGAAGCCGGTAAATTATCTTTGTTTAGACAAGAAGAAGAAGAAGGTGAGGCTGCTCTAGAGTCTTACTTTAAAAACATTGAGGGTCTAAACTTTGAGCAAACAGGCTTAGGTGATAATATATATATAGAATATACTGATCCTGCTACTGGTAAAAAGCGTAGGTCTGCTACAATGTCTTTTGATACGGATAACAAAGCCGATATTGAAAGAAATTTAAATATATTAAATACTTTTATTACCACCAATGTTCCGCAATCAGAGCTTAATAAAATAGGCAAAACCGTAGAGCAGTTAAAAAAGCAAAGACAAGACGAAATTGTTAATTTAGTTCCGCAAGAAAGAATTACTGAAATTAACAATACGTTCAATGCTGAAGACCTATTTGATGCGAGAATAGAAGATAAAATTGTAACGGCACCCGGCATAACCGGCGGGGCTGTAACAAAAGTTGAAGTAAAGCCCTACGAGGCTGAACTAAAAGAAGCTGAAAAAGCTTTAAGACGTAAGGCTATGCAACTTGGCATTACCTTAACAGACAAGCAGATTAAAGAGCAGGCAAAAACTGTAGTTAGAGAGAACTTAATACAGTCTACAATACTGGACGAAAAAATTGCTCGTAACAAACAACTTATAAAAGAAGGTAGAAAGCAAGCAGACGGCGGGTGGAATTACGAGATCATGCCGAATGGCGTTGCTGTAGCCACTTTTAAAGATAAAGACCACACGGCACAAGAAGAAAGATTTATTGCTGACGTTCTTCTTAAAAAAGAGCAAACTCAAGAATACGACACTATTGTAGAAAAAGCCATAGCTGCTAAATACGAGCATGACTTGGTGGTGTCAACATATGCGAGATTAGCTAATGTTGCGGCACCAGGCGAACCAACTTTAGTTGAAGACCCTAATAAAGAAGATAAACTGAAGCGTTTAGATAACGACTTAAACTACTTGGGTATATACATAGATAAGAACAACCAAAATATGGTTGAGCTTAAAGATGGCACCGTAATGGCGGAAGAGTATGTAAAAGCTTTAAATACACTTTCTAAAAAGTATGAGGGCATTAAAGATCTGCCAGCGCAGTTGGACAAGCAAAAAGACGATGCTGCGGCAGCTTTAGAAGATACGAAATTAGCTCTTGATGCATCTAGAAGAAACTACGACTTAGCTGAAAAAAGCCTAAACACTGTTGCCACTGGATTTGGCGATTTGGCGCTTAGTGCTATTCAATTAGGTTCGTACTTCAAGAAAATACAAGATCCTACCGCTATTATTGATTTAGTCAAAACAGGGGAGTTTGAGACAACGCAAGATGACTTAAATGTTTACTTTGCTAAAAAATGGCTAGATGAAACACGCGATTTATATCAAGCCGATGTAAGCTTTGAAGACGCCTTTAACGACCCTACAGTGTTTGGCGAATTTATGCTGCAAGAGATTAGCTCGCAAATTCCTATCTTAACCACAATGATACTTAGCGGCGGTTCAGCCTCATTTGTTGCCGGCGGTGCCTCAATGGGTGGGAAGATTATGGAAATGAAAGCTGAAGAAATTGAAGGCGTCGCTGACTACTCAGAAGCTGAAATTTTATTAAAAGGCGCTGGCTATGGTTTAGCTGAAGGTCTTTTTGCTGAAATTACAACAACACGTATTCTTAAAAACATTAAAGGCAAATGGACTAGTGCTGGGAAAAATAGCGCTGTGGACAATGGATTAAAACAATATATTAAAGCCAATGCCCCCGAGCTTATGCTAGAACCGTTCGCGGAAGCGGGCGGTGAAGTACTAACCACAGGAGCGCAGAACCTTATAGACGGCAAAGACTTTACAGAAGGCATGGATCATTCTGGATTCTCCGGCTATTCTATAGGTTTGATCATGCAGGGTTTACCTTTCTTGCGCGGCGCTTACGTCTCTAAGTTTTCTGATTATAACATGCGTGAAGGCGCTAGGCAAAAGGCCGCTAAACTTGATGAGTTGCACACAAAGCTTGTCAATGCTAAAGGTGAATACGAAAAGCAAGGCATACTAGAAGAAATAGAAACTACGTCACGCGAATACAGAGAAGAAGTTGAACGTGCCGAAGGGCTAATTAACAATAACCTTAGAGATACTCATGCTGAAAAGGTTATTCGTATTAGCAAGATGCAAGTCGACTTGCAAAATAGAGTTATTGAAATTCAAAATAGCAATGATTCGCAGCAAACTAAAAACCAAAAAATTGAAGCACTTGAAAAACGCTTTCAAGCATTGGAGTCTGCTAAAAACAAAAGTTTGTCTGCAAATAATATGCAGCGCTATCGTCCTGAATTCGCTTTGCTAGAACAAACTGATAACGCTAGATATAATCGCATTGTAGACAAGGCTAAAGCAAAAATTATAAGCGAAAGCGGCGAATACGACACAGAGCCAGATGCTAGAAAGATTGACCGTGTTGCCTACGAAATATATCTTGAAGAAGATATTAAAGAGCGTAACAGAAACGCTAAAAACGTAGAAGGTGCTAACTTAATTGAATACCAAACTGTTGAAGAAGCTGTAGCCGCAATAGAAAGCGGTAAATTTGGCTTGCCTGAAGAATCAGCAAAATTAACCGCAGAGAGAGTTAAGAACGGCGATCACGGCTTTAAAATAGAAAATGGTGCGCAGGTTGTTATTGTTGAAAACCAGTTAAAAGATCAAATGCGTAATACCGCTACGCACGAGGTCAGTCATTATGTGGTTGATACTATTTTAGAAGGTAACCCTGAGCTAGAAAAATTTATAGCTTCAAACCTAATGCGCGCGGCCCGTCAGGCACTTGGCAAAAAAGGTTATCGCGAATGGCTAAATACAATTGAAAGGGGAGAAAACGGAGAGGTTTTAAGTTATGAGGTCATCGCTAGATTCGTTGAGCTTGTTGCTGATAACGAAGTTGATTTTAGAGAAAACAAAACGAAAAGAGGGTTAATAGGATTATTTGGGTCCGTGCTTCAAAAAGAATTACGCAGCGAATATGATCTGGATTTTAAAGGCGAAGAAGATATTGTTAACTTTGTTATCGGCCTTGGCAAAAAAATTAAAGACGGAACGCTTACCCGCGGTGAAATCAAAGCTGCCGCCAGTAATGTTATATTAGCAGAAGAAATAGCTAAAGCAACAAAAGACGGAGGCCGCAAAGAAGCTGAAAATATCGTTAATAAAACTGATGTTCGTCGTTCCGCCGCTGCAGATAGAGCTAGGACAAAACTAGACCAATTGCAAGCGGAAAATAAATTTGACCCCAACAGCGCTGATACTTACGAAATACTTCAAGGTATGGTGGGCGCGCAGCTGAGCAAGTTTAAAAACAAAGGGCTTCAGATTAACGACATGGAAGAAGCTGTGGCAGACGTAGTTGCACGTATGTACACAGAGCGCGATATCTATAAGTTTGACGGACGTGGTACATTATATGGCTTCTTAAACGGCCGTATTAGCTTCCGTATTAAAGATGCTTTTAAAGGTGACCCGACCTGGATTGAAGATTTTGGTTCTGTTGAAGCTGAAGGTCTAACAGGTAAAGAAGTGCAGAAAGTTGCCGTGGAAGCGGTAGAAACAACCACAGTTGAGCCAGAAGCACCTACATATAAGAATTTATTGCAAAGAAACGTTCTTGAGCCCGAAGTTGTTGACAATATAAAAGCTAAAGTAAAGTCTACATTGCGCGTTATGAAAATACGCATAGACAAAGCTGTTTCTAAAAACGTTACTGTAAAGCCCTATATTGCAGAAATTAGAAAAGCGATGGGTAAGCAAGCTGACATTGATTTGAAAAAAGAAATGGGTGGGCTTAAAGACGGTCAGTTACGTAAATGGCTTTTAAAACACAAAGCTGCTATTCTCGAAAACATGACCACTACATGGCTCATGACAGCAATGCCTAACGCTATTCAGAAAAAAGTAGACGGGCAGTGGACCAGTGACTGGAAAGGTAAAAAGATTGACCGTGAAAGTGTATCTACAGATAACGCAGGCAGAACATCCGGTGCGGAGCTTGTTAGACGTTTACCAAAGGCGGCTACAAGAATGTCTGATGCAGATTTTTTGTCAAACTTTTTTAATGCTGATGGATCATTAATTCGCGGTAGAAAAGAATCATTAGCAAAAGCAATGGCTGAAGAAATATCTTTTGATATTATTAATGAAGCCATGCAAGATCCCAATAGCGAAATTAGGCAAGCGTTTGAAATGCGCCAAGATTTATTAGGCGTTGAATTAGCTGAAAACCTTGCCGCTAGAGTATCTTTAGACATAGAACGAGGCAATGTTAAGTACTCAAAAACATTAGCTAGATTTGCAGCTCAAAACGATGCACTGCTTGATAAGTTTAGCCAAATTACACGTTCAGATGCTTTTATCGCTATTATCAGAGCAAACGCCGATAATCGTGCGATGTTGAGTAAATCTTTGGTTGAATACTTTAAGGAAAATCCTAATAAGCTCGAAGAGCTTGGTATTACATTAAAAGACGCAAGGATTATTGGCAAAGAGCTTAACCAGAATTTTAGTCATGTAATAAAAGAAACAAATAAAATTGCTCAAGAAACAGCTGCGTTATCTATAAGAACCGAGTTAAATAACCACTTAAGCAACTTAATAATTGAGCTTAATCAAGAATGGTTTAGCTTAGACGTAGAATCTATTCTTGTGAAAGCAGGCATTAAAGTTCCCGACGTCGCTAAACACGGTGGGCGGGTTCGAGCTATGCAGTCGCTAGACTCAATTAACAAAGGGCGCGCGGCGGTAAAATATTTAGCCGAAAAGCTTGGTAATAAAATATTCTATTTAAAAGGAGGGCTTGCAAGCCCCGCTAGACTTGGTGGATATGTACATGTTAACGGTAAGAAAACGTTTGACGGCTTACATATAAAAGAAAGCGAAATGAAGGAATCTGGGAGAGATCCTAGATTTGGTTTATTCTTATCATCAGCGGATTTTGACGCATCGCTTGGGCTTGATGCGGCTAATGCACCAAACACATCGTCATTAAATACAACTAAAGGTTTTATACAAGGACGAAAGTGGGACAACGCTACTCCTGAACAAAGAAAAGAAAAAGCCGATGCTGAATATAAACAAGCCGAAGAATTAAAAGAGGTATTAGTAGAGACTATCGAAGCACTAAAGAAAGGCTATGAAAGCGGTGAGCTTACAGCTGAGCAGGTAGTTATGGTTATATCTACTATATTCTCAGATGCCGCAATGAATTCGCTTGGAAAAGCCGCTGCTGGCGTGCGATGGTTTGTGGTAAACAAAAATGGTGATCTTGCTACTATGCAAGATATGGTGAAAGAGGGAGTTGCTTATAAGCCTGGTGATCAAAGATTACTTGGTAATAAGAAAACACCTAAAGACCCGTTTGTACTTGAGCATACCATACCTAACCGTTCGATGGCTCTTAAAGCAATGGATCTCATATTTAACGGCAAGGGGCAAAAAGAGTTTTTTGCAGAGTTAGAAAACTACAATACAGCCATCATACCACAAAAGGTTGACGACCAGGTTGCTTTGAATGGCTTTAAAGATTCGATGCCACTTAGCCACAAAGCTGGTGATATACCTCTTAAAACCAGGTATAAAGGTACCGGCCTTAAATTCTATGATGCTAAAACCGGTAAAATTGTTAATACAGGCGTGCCACACGACGTTAAAGCACATCAAGAAGCCATAGAAGAGCTAGAGCCGTCTACAAACTTTTCTAAATCGCTGCCGCGGGCTGTATTTATGGTCGGTGGCCCTGGTGCTGGTAAAACAAACGTAGGTAAAGGTCTTAAACTTGGCCGCCGAGGATATAAAGTAGTAAATCAAGATTTGGCACTTGAGCCAATGAAAGAGGAGGCTGGACTGCCCGCTAATGAGCAGCAATACAATAAAGAGCAGCGTTCGATGAGAGCGAAGCTTGGTGCTGCAGCTAGAAAAGCGGCAGAAGCAAAGATGGAGAAGTACAAGAACAATGGCGAAAGCATGGTTGTTGACGGTACCGGTGCATCTTACAATGCTACTATGAAAAAAATTAATGCTCTTCGCAAAGCTGGGTACGAAGTTTCTATTGTGTTTGCAAATACTTCAAAAGAAGAGGCTATTGCCAGAAACAAAGCTAGAGCTGAAAGAGCACTACCAGATGCAATTGTAGAGCGCACCTGGGATGCCGTGCAGGAAAGCGCCAAGCTATATAAGCAAGAATTTGGTGACAAATTTTACGAAATTAATACTAATGAGCTCAAATTAGGCCAAGATCTGCCGCAAGACTTTTTGAATAAGCTGTATAAAGACCTAGAGGTTTCTGAGGTAAAATACAGCCGTACATTGTCAAAAGAGTTTAACGAAATTCTTGAGCGCAAAACAGGGGTTGAAGCGTTTAAAACATTCTCTAAAGTACAAGCGGAAATTCGCGGCGCTAAGAAAGGTAAGTTTAAATTTTTTATTGCGCCAAACGTTGATGATTTCCGTGGCCTTGTGAACTATGCTTTTGCTGGTAAAGGAAAGCAAGGTGAAAAAGATATGGCTTGGCTAGAAGAAAAGCTAATGACGCCGTATGCAAAAGGAGTTGCAGCTATTGATGCAATGCGCCAACAAATCAAACGTGATTTTAGAGCCACCGTAAAAGCATTCCCCGCTGAATACAAAATGCTTTCTAAAAAGATTGGTGATAGCGGGTTTACTTATGACCAAGCGCTACGTGTATACATGTGGAATCGCCAGGGTACAGAAGTGCCTGGTATTTCAAAAAGAGATAAAAAACTATTA